ATATGTTAAAAATCAATAACTTACGAGAATTATTAATATGAATATAACATCAATTCAAGGGGATAATCAAGCGGAATGCCCAAAATGTTATTCATTTTTTCATAAGGGGTTATTGGCTTTTCATATGTCCAAGTGTCTTGGGTAAGAGGATTCGAGAATGCAGATAGATGATTGCACAGCAACAACAGTAATCAATGGGGTCAACTACTGCGTTCTTGTAATACATCAGACGTCGTGGATGGATGAGCTAAACAATTTGCCTGCGGTTAAGGTGGTTGCGCTGCTGTCTACCACGATTTTGATCTGGTATGTGGCTTGGTCAACTAGACCAGTCATACACACTTTAGGTTCATCAACACGAGAGGATTAAACGATGAATAAAAAGCAAATCGCTCAAAAAGCAAAGAAATACTACAACCATGCAGTTGTAGCTACTGGTGTCACAATCGCTTCAATTACGCCTGTAATGGCTGCTGAGGGTGATGGTTCTTTTGACTTAACTGCAGGTCTTACAGTAACGTTTGTTTTGGCTGGCATCGTTGGTGCTGCAACGCTAAAAGCAATGCCGACATTCACGGCTTGGGGTGTCCGTAAAGCGTTGTCAATGCTTCGCTAATCGACATTAAAGAAAAGGCGGATGAGGAGCGCGCAACCGCACGCACCGCAATCCGCCTTTTTTACATTGGAGAGTAAGAAATGACGTTCTATTTCATCATGGTCACTCTAGTCGCGTTTTGGATTGTCTTTGCACCGTAGGCGGTATTTCTTATGCGATTTTTTAAATATTTAGTTCTTATCTTTGCATCGATCATATCTGTTGATGCATATGCCGGCTGGATGCGTGTTGATACTGGTGCTTTCATTCCAGAAAATTTAGCAGTAGCAAATGCATGCGTTAAGTTTGGTGGTACTACAAAAAATGGTTTGTATCAGTCTAACCCTCCGATTTATGACTGTTATGATAACTCTTGGAAGTTGTTATTTAGAATAAAAGAAGCTCCGAATCCTACTTGTCCAGCTAAGGACACAATGTCTGTTTATTCCTTCAATAAAGATTCAACATCAGTACCTCAAAGGAGATGTATCGATGGTTGTACATATGAATATAAAGGCGGTCCTGTAACAGATTATCCAAATTCAAAAATTGTAGTTTTATGGGCTACTGGTGATTCTCTTAACTGTTCAAATACAGATTCTGACTCACCTTCAAATGAGACTCCACCCTGTGATTTGAAGGATCCTTATGGTGGTTGTTATATCCCACCTGATGACAAATGTATCCGTTTAAAAGATGGTTCTATTACTTGTCCTGAAAATCAGCCTCCACCGATTGATAATAATACTTGTAATGGAGCGACTTATTGTAAACGTCCTCCACAAGGTTGTGGTGAAGGCTATGTAAGCGGTTCTTTTAATGGTCAGCAACTGTGTGTACGTTCTGGGCCTAATAAACCAAGTGATCCACCTAAACCTGATGATCCTCAAGATCCTAACAACTGTATGAATGGTGGTTCATATTGCCAACAGCCTCCAGACAACACGTCATGTCCAGCGGGCTATACCGAAACAATCTATAACGGCTCAAAGATCTGCGTTAAAAACAATCCTGACCCTGAAAAACCAAATCCAAACGACCCTAACACTGATGGTGGTGGTGGTGCATCTGAACCAAACGGTGGTGGTGATGGTGGTACTGGTGGTGGCGTAATTGATGTGAAAGGCATTATTGATGCTATTAATGCCCTTAAAAATGCTGTTTTAGGGGCTATATCGGGTATTTCGACCAAGATGGATAAAATCATCAATGGTGTTAATCAGGGGCTTGAGAAGTTAGATAAATCGAATGAGCATCTAGATAAGATCGAAGATGCAACACAAGCCACCAGTGAAGCTGTTGGGGAATCAAATAAAAAATTGGATGGAATCAAGGATGCTGTTGAGTCTATTGGTAAATGCAAAAATCCGAATTATGATCCAACCAACCTAAATTCAGTTAAATATTTTGATTGTACGGCTAATGACCTTGGATTAACTGATTCTCCATTTCAGATTAAAGAAGAACATATAACGGATTTTCAAAGAGAAGATCATATTAGATTTGGACAATATTGCCCGTATTCCAGAACAGTTGAAGACATAGGCTATTTTAAATTTGAAAAAGATTTAACTTTTATTTGTGAGTTTGGTCAGGAAGCTAATCCTTATATTCGGGCGATTGGTTATTTAGGGGCTTTGATTTATTTATTAATAGCTCTAAGGAGTCGTGAATAATGGCTCGTGTAGCAATAGTTATTATCGAATGGTTATTAAAAAATGCTGTTCAAAAAATATTATTAGCATTGGGATTAAGTGTTGTTGGTTATCTCGGTACTATGGCAGCGGTTAAATACGCATTTAATCAGCAATTGTTAGGCCTTAATGGCCTTGCTCCAGATTTGTTAGCTCTGATGGGGATTTACGGTGTGGATCATGTTCTAAGTAGTTTTATTTCAGTTGCGCTATTCCTGATGACACTCAATGCAGGAAAATTAGCTATAAGAAAGGCAGGATAAAAAATGTCAGGTATTGGTGGTCAAGTACGTTTAATTACTGGTGAATCCTTTGGTGCTGGTAAGTCCTATTTTGCGGTTATGGAAGCTGAAAAGATTGTAGAAAAAGGCAGTCCATACGCTAAGATTTATTCAAATATTCGTGCACATGCTGAGCTTGGAAATGGCATTACTGAGATGCCTGATGATTGGCGTACATGTGATCAATATAGTTTATTGATCATTGATGAATTACAGAAAAGTGAAAAGTTCTCAAAGCATTTCTCATCAAGACGTGATTCAGAGATTGTTGACTTCACTGAGATACGTCATAAACATTTAGATGTGTGGTTAATTACTCCGAATACAAAACTGATTAATGCTGATATTAGAGAGCTTGTTTCTCATCATTATTATATTGAGGTGGCATCTAAAAAAGTTTCTAAGTGTTTTGTATTTAAACGTGCTCAAACAAATATCACTAAGAATTTAAAACAAACTGCTCTAGATACTTTTACTTTTAATATCGAAGAAAAGTATTGGAAGCTTTATAAATCTACGGAAGATGGTGTAGCTTCTGATCGTCAAACGCACTTTAATATGAATCTAGTTGTATTTATTATTGGTGCAGCCTTTACTTTGGCTTTAATTGCTGTTTTATTCTGGTATTTATTTTCTGATACTAAAAACAAAGCTGATCAGATTACGACTGATGAAAATGGTAAAAAGGTAGCTCCGATTGTCTCTCCAGTGGCTTCTAATTCAGTGGATGATCTTGCGATCCGGATAAAGGATTGTCAGGAACAGTTCAAATGGTCTGCTGAGATGTGTAAAGATGCGATTGACAAGAAAGCCTATGAACAACGTACTGGAGAGTTAGCAGCTAGAACAGGCAATGATATGAATACTATTGTTGCAAACTACAATCCTAATCGGCCCTATGATGTAAAGCTTCCTGAAGAAATGCCAATTCAGATAAATGATTACCCAAGGATGTCAGGTGTGATCACTGTGAGAGGTGGTAAATTAATGGCTGTGAACCAATATGGTGATTATATGCCTGAGGTTTCTCAAGAAGACTGTAGACGTTATTTAAATGGCTATCGTCCGTTTGATTACTCTGGGGCAAAAAAGTCAATTGGCATGTCAAGCCAGGCTAGCAATAACTCACCACAAATTAATGATTTAAAGATTTAGCAAAAATGTCATTTGGGCAAATTGAACTCGAGTTTTTAGCTTAACTAGCGAAGTCTGTTAAGTTAAAAACTGAGTATTATTTAAAGGGATAAGCTATGACCACACAGGATATTTTAGGCATAATAGTATTAGTTCTGGCCCTTATTAGCTTGGGGGCTTTGCTCTTCCTTTACATAAAAGATATGCATGATTTTTAAGTCTGAGATTTCGCATAATGTGACCGAAGATTATGTTACATAGCTGATTTGCAACACTTTTTATGCAAATCGGCGTGATTTAACATCAATCTTCATTATGCGAAGTTGAAATAAGAAACCGACTTACTTAAGTCGGTTTTTTTTGGGCGGTTAGGGGAGTCCACGTCTTCTAATGGTGGACTCTAGTCCGATATTTCGGAATTATTTGATAATTTTCACTTGCCCGCTGTTACCAACTTCCAATAGTTCTAATCCTTCATCTATAAGAATATGTACTATCTCGCTGTCTCTAAGCGGCTGCTGTCCTTTCTGAATTAAAACCTTGTTTAATTCAACAGCTTTCTTTCTTAAGAGTTCCTGTTCTTCGTCGTTAATTCTGACGCTTTTAACCATTGGTTTCATGTCCTATTTCCTAATGCCGAAAATGATACATGTATTTTTGCATGCATGTATTGTGTATACATGCATATTTGTGTTAAGTTGCGCCTATTGCATTCGTGCATGCATGTGGACATTAGAAGATGAACGATCATATTTGCATAAATATTCCGTTTGCTGACCAATACGTTGTATGTGGTCAGGACGGTCTGTATGCATTTATTGATTTTGATCCATTGTTAATGGATATCAAGCTTGCTTCGCGTTCTGTGCACATGAATTTAGATGGCACTTTAGCTGCATCTGCTTTATTCCATCCTTATGAGAGATTACCAACTCATTACACTGGAATGGCTTGTAAGATTTTTTTTGATTCTTCTTATTGGCCGTATGTTCAGATTAAGGCTTCGCCTGCAAAGTTACTGCAAGGACATAATGTTTTTGCAGATATAACTCTAGAGCAGGGTGCTGCTGAAATGCTTGGTTATCTGCATATGTCTTATCCAGTTCTCTGTGAGAAGCTTGATGTTTCTAAAGCGTGGGTTTCGCATATTGATGTTACTTACTCAGCTCGAGTTAAAGACCAGAATACGGCTAAACAAGTTTTAGATTTTATGAGTCGTGTTTCTAACGGCCAAACTAGGCTAAGTAATAAACGTTATGACAGTACAACTTATTGGGGTGGAGAAACCTCTAGGTTAATTAACCACAAGTGCTATCTCAAACATGACGAATTTTTAAGCCAGTTTGATGAACAAGTCCAGCTCTCAAAGAAGAATGACAAAGCAGCTATGAGAGTTGTAGAAATTATGTCTGATCAGCGTTTAGTTGATTGGACAGTCGGTTTATTACGTTTTGAATCACGCATGAAGAAACGGTGGTTAGAGCGTAATGGTGTTCCTACTAACTTAATCGAGTTGATCAAATTCGAGAGAGACAATCCTAAACTTTTGCAAACACTTTGGATTAAAGCCACAAGTAGTATTTTTGATGCCTTGAGGGGTCAAACTATGAAGATTACAGATGATTCTAGTGTTTATCGTGCAATTGAAACTTCGGAAGTAGTTTTAACCAATAGCGGTAAACCATCACCAACGCGTATCAGAAATTTATTTGCTATGTACTGTTTGATCCGTGAGAAAGGTCTTGAAGAAATCAAGTCCAATTATGGCAAATCACAGTTTCATAAGCTTGTTTCTGATCTATGTGAATGCGGTTTTTCAAAGGCGTATCTCCAGAATTTACATACTGGCAAAGCCAATAACATTATTCCATTCGTCAAGCTCGTCGAGATTGATTTTAACCAGCAATTGCCTGAGTGGTATGAACCACCAGTGTCGCAATTCAATTACAAAATAGCCTAACTAGGAGCTTCATCATGTCACAAGTTCAACAAGTCGTTGTAACAGGCCTAAAAATGTCTAAGGGTGAATTTACACCTGAAAATGGTTCAAACAAAGGCAAACCACAGGAATATGACAACCTGAATATCTATGCATCAATTCCGTTTCAGGATGGTGATATGGAAGCTAAAGGTGCGCGTGAGCAACAGTTCAAACTGAAAGGTTCAGGTAATTACTATCGTTTTAAAGATGTTGAGCTGCCGTGTCAGTTTGATTTGATCTTTGAATTTGACTTCACACGTTCGCCACCAAAGCCTGTGCTTAAAGATATTAAGGTTTCTGAGGATTAAGTCATGACTGAACGTTTAGTTAAGGTTTATCCGAAGGCAGATCAGATTGAACGTATCGTTTCTAATTTAGAAAGAATTTCTAGCAATCTTCGTATCGTGCAATCAGATATTGATCTTGAAGATCATGAAAATCTTGTTGGAAGACAAATTGAATATCTAGGATTGCAGATTGCAGAACTAAAAAGCCTTTACGAAACAAAGCCTTAATATAAGGCCTTTCGTATAATGTATA